TTCCTTTCCATTTTTATCTTTAATTTCAAATGGGAACTCTTTGATGTTGAGTTGTTGTGCGATTGTTTTCATAAGATAAATTTATTTATCGGTGAGGAGTGCAACGACTCATCTCTCTTTGGTTTTAAGTTAATATCCATAATTTACTTTAACTGCCATTGCTTGATACTTGGCATCTTCACCAAAACTATCTGCTAACCCTTCCATCACTTTAATAGCAATATCAGTATCAAATTGACATATAATAGAACAACACGCACCTAAATAATCCTCTTTGTCGTATTGATTGTCTCTAATAGTTGATATTAGATAGTTTATTTTATCTTGGTCAGTCATCTCTCTTTTTTGTTTAGGCAATATGCTACATTCCATCTTTTAAATTCATAGTAAATTTCCTTTCCATCAGAATCATATTTCCATTTCCTTGAATAATTTGGGAAGTTTTCAGAATAAATCTTATTGCCATCAGAATCATATTCAATGTTCCACCAAAAGCCGTTTTCGTTTTCATAGTAAATCACTTTTCCATTCTCATCCTTGATTTCAAAAGGAAATTCTTTGACATTAAGTAGTTGTGCGATTGTTTTCATTTCTCTTTGGTGTTAAAGGTGTCAAGCTATCGCCTGACAATGTATTATTAAAGGTCAGTTTATTCCCTTACTTGTATCATCTTTGGTGTTAAAGGTTTCATCCCAACATTTCTCAATGCTACGCTCAAGGTTTATTCTGCACTCTCGTTCATAATCTGTAGCAAAATCTTGCATCAGCTCCTTCTCTTTCTCAAGCATTGATTCAATCTTCCGCTCAATCATTTGTGGTGTATCTAAATCCATTGGTAAGGTTGCTCTAACCCATTCCAATAGTTCTTGCATTGTTGTTTTCATAAGATAAATTTATTTATCGGTGAGGAGTGCAACGACTCATCTCTCTTTGGTTTTAAATAAAATGTAGAATTAATTTACCAGCCAAAAAACAAACCAAACCAATAGAACCAATAACCATCCAAATAGCTAAGCCTTGACCTAAGTAATCTGATTCATCATCGTATGCTACAAAATGGCTGGAGAATGTTTTTCCAGTTATGTAGAAAATAAAAAACCAACTTGCTATGGCTGCCAACCCTACTAGTATACTAATCATCTCTCTTTGGTGTTAAAGGTTGAGTAGCATCCATACACCGAAATATAAGTGTACGATAAGCATTATTGATTCTACAAGTATGTGACCTATAAAGTCGTTCTTTGTTTTGCTACCTCTTTGCGGTAGTTTAATTCCGTTGCTTACTGCTTTTAGAATTAAGAAAATTGCAATTACTTTAATCATCTCTCTTTGGTGTTAAAGGTTTTTACTTTCTCTTGTGCGTATTCAGTAGCTATCATTTCAACTAACCACCTGTACTTTTCAAATTCATCTATGTCACGAGGCTTTAAGTTTTCGTGCATTCTGTCTGTAATTAAATCTTTTAATGTCATCTCTCTTTGGTGTTAAAGGTTTTGTCTTGTCTTCGTAGCCATCTTACATACATCTTGGCTGCCCAAGCTCTTCTTTGCTTCTTGAAAGGGTATCTCTTTCTTAACCTCGCATTTGCTATGCGTAGGAATTGGTCCATCTGTTTCATAGTAGGTTCTTTAATCGTTTGCATTCTTCGTTTAGTCCCTGGGCACGTAGTAGTGCCCTCTGATATTCTTTAGTTAATATACTGTTTTCACTTTTTAATTGCAAGATTTCTTTCTTGTGACGTTTTTTTAGTGATTCGATTCGTTCTTCATACATTGAGAAGATTGTTTCTTCTATTGCAGCTCCGTTATTAGGGAGCTGCTTATTTCTTACCACCTCGAAGATCTGATCTTGATATTGGTCCAGGGTTTCTTCTACTTCCGCAGATATCATATTGTAGATGTTCCGGTATCTCTCATCGCACATCATATTGCTCTCGTGGATCTTTCTTGCGTGAATCACTGTAGCGTGGTCCTTGTTCAGCACTCTACCTATTTCTTTTAGAGACAGCACCGTCTGTTCTGATACTACACACATAAATGCGTGCTTCCATCGGATGTTTTCTCTGATTCTATTATCTCTTATCTGATTGGCTTGCTGTATCTCTTTCCATAGTGTTTTTATAAACATCTTTTGGTCGATTGTTATTTGCAATCTAGTTAGAGCTTTCTGTTGTGTATGTGTTGTAACCATTCTATGTGTTCTTTTTTATCTCCGTATTCAATGTGGCATTTGCGACATACGGCCATTAGATTTTCTATTTTATCTGCATCAGGATTTCCTCCGATGCCTCGTCTTTTGATGTGGTGAATATCAACGGCTCGGGATCCGCACACCTCACATCCGATGAAGTCATCTAGCACGTAACCGAAGTGGTCCATATATATTTTGGTGTGCTTTTTCATATCTGTATCTGTTTTCCCGGTGCTCTTAATCTCTTGATCAGATCTATTCCGTTGATCTCGAATCCAGTGTTTCCTGGTTTGCTCCGGAGGATGATAGGACTCTCCATTGGTGTTGGTCTTCCTCCGGTTTCCATTTCTTTTACCTTCCTGATGTGCAGGTGACTGTACATCCAGTCTTCACTGTGCTGCGTATACCTATGTATCACTGCAAAATCTGAAGCCCTATTAACCCACTTACCGCCTCCTTCACTGTCTGCAGCCATTGGTGGTGCAGGGAAGCCTTCGTAGATATGTCCTTTCTTGTTTAGTCTTCGTAGGGCCTCTGTCACTGCGTGGACGTTTAGCCATATGCTCACGTTGTTTTGTGAGCAGTACAATCTCATCTCACTTGCGGCCATATAGTCGTAGTCGTGACCGGTTAGTCCGGAGAGTGCTGTCTTGTCTTTGACTAGGCTGTTGTACGGATCTATCAGGAATCCATCGTATTCCCATTCTTCGTGTACCTCCTTTGCATTCTTTAGGAGTGACTTGTAACTCTGCAGATCGCTTATGTCCATTATCACGAAGAACTGCTGCAGGAACATCAGGCTCGTTTCAAATTGTGCCATCGTCATTCTCTCCAGGATCTCACCGTTGTAGTATTCGATGAGCTTTTTCATTATCGAGTATGGCTCATTCTCGCTGCTATATATCAGCCATTTGATATCGTTCTTCAGGCTCTGTATGAGCATCAGGTATAGGATCAAGCTCGTCTTTCCGACATTAGCGTGGCCTAGTATAATGTTAAAGTTTTTTGGCTTGTAGCGAAAGTATTGGTCTATCGCATCGTGTCCGAAGGTGAATCCTTCTTTTATCCTTCCTTCTTTTACCGCTAGGAGGTCTTCGTGTAGTTTGCTGTATTCAATCGTATTCTTCGTCAGTCCCATTACTATTGTTTATCCGGTCTAGGAGCATATTGTGTTGCTCCTGGAGCTCTATGTATTGCAGTTGCAATATCATATAACTTTGGGCAAGATCCTTATAGGCTTGATCTTTTCTCCATAGTTGCTCCGAGATCAATCTTTCTAGCTCCTCTTCGTACATTATATGTATTCTATGCAAGTGTCGCAGGCAAGCTCTTGAGGAAGAACTACCGTGCCACATACGGCACAGTAGTCTTCTTCGTGTAGCTGCATACTAGAATGGCAGATCATCATCTTCCTCTTTAGCAATTGGAGTAGGTGCTGCTTGTTCTCTGTATTGTGCCGGTGCAGGTGCAGGTGCCGCAGGTGCTTCTTCTTTTCCGTCTAGGATCCATTTTTGGAATAGGTCTGCTGCTTGCAGTGTTTCCTTGGATTTTAAGCTGTGGATTGCTGCGAACTCTACGGCTGCTTTGAGTGCTACCTGGCGAGAGATTAGTTGGTCCTTATTTCCTCCTCCGGACGGATAGCTTCTTTGAGATCCTGCCGAGGATCCTCCTTGGTAGTTAGGATTTTGTTTCTTGATCCGGCTCTTCTCTACATCATATGTGTAGGTGAGTTCTTGTCCTGCTTGTGGTTCCCATCCTTTCGTGAAGATGTCACCGCTTTGTCCGTTAGACATTGTGAGCTTGTAGATGCTCATTCCGTTCCATTCTTTTTGGAACAATACGTCTTTGATAGTCGCTGTAGTCATATTATATAAAGTATTTGTTTTCGATGTAGTTTGCTTCTTCTATGAAGCCTTGGTCCATTAGCATTGCGTATACTCCATCAGGATCGCTTACTGCTATTAGCATTTCTATTTCTTCCGGTGTCATAGCTGTTCCTCCTTTTTTCTTTTGATGTACTCGTTGATCAGGTCCTGGGTTGTTTCAGGAGCTATCTGCTTGTTTAGATGATAGTCTCTGTAGATGAATCTTCTTGTCAGCTCAAGCTCTTGTTGCAGTGCTTGAATCTGTGCTTCATAGATTTGTAGTAGTTGTTCAGTCATAGTCCTTTGTTTTGTTTCCTCTAACCTAACACTTTAATTTTTAATGCACAAGAAAGGCCCGGATAAAAAACCGGGCCTAACTCTCTCTACTAAAACAAAGGGACTAACGTAGAAATATTTTGACTATTGAAGTGTCTTTTGTAATGCTTGGATCAGCCAGGAGTTTAACTTCCTGAACGTGTTTAGGACTATCGTTAGGAATCCATCCGTTATCCACAAGACTATCGCACACAAACTTTGCGACCATAATAGAATTATCAATATCGTAGCGATAGTTGCACCGTATATGTACTTTGGCAGTTGAGTAACTATCAGCATCATAGCTTTCAAGCTCTCTATCGATTGACTCTTTCCACTTATCCTTCTCTCGTTTTCTGAAGGTCCAGTGCTTGCTTGCGTAGAATGCGTTGAGGGACGGAACTTTGCCAACAGTGATCTCAATTTCATTGGTCCATTGCATTGAGTAGTCGTTCTGATTTTTCAGGATCGTACTTTCCAATCTGTTTGTAGATACATCTGCTGATCTCCTTCAGGGCTTCTTTGCCTTCTTGATCTGTTGTGCTATCATTCCAGTTGGCGTGAATTGATGTATCTATCGCAAGTAGAGTATCTACTATTGTCATAGTCCCTTTAATTACGCTAGGGCTTCAAAGCCCTAGCTAGATTAGTTAATACTAGTATAATAGCTAGTAATATAAATAACTTAACTAAACCAAAGGTAGGCTTTTTTTCTTTGTATATCAACTCCGGTACCGATATTTCTTTTATTATGCGGATCGTGTCCGGGAGACACTCCGCTTGTATCTGTATCGTGTCGTGTATGCGTTTTATTTCGACTCTAACACCGTTTCTTTCAATTATGGTGGTATCTATCCTTTCTAGAATTATCGTGTCTCTAACGGCTCTTTCTTCTGTTATTACGACTGTATCGATTATTTCTTTTCTCTCCTGCACAATCGTGGGATCCTTTGCAATCGCACGTTTTAGGTGCCACTGGGCACCACAGCCTTGCAGCAGTAGGGCAACACTTACGATCCACAAGCCTCGCAATCGGGATTGTCTATGCTGCATTGTTCAGGTTGTTGTTGGTTAGTGAGATCATTGATAAAACTGTCTAGGCTGTCGTTATCGTGAGTGATATTCATTTATCTTTTTTATGCATTATGTACCATCGTTGTGCCGTATATCCTATTGACACAATCAGGAGAGTTATCTTCAGGGCTGCTTCGACTTGTGCAAAGCTAATCGTCATCGTTGCTGCATTGAGCAGTATCACTTTTACGTCTCCTTCATTCATTTTGCAAATTTCTCTAGGCTTGCTATTCCAAAAGATCCTAGAGTTATCAGTACGAAACTATTGTACGTAAACTCATTAATCTGCAGGTTTCCTCCGCAGGCTCCGGTTATTAAATCTGCTAGCATCACTAGCACCATCACTGCAAACGATAGGAAGCCGATGATCGTCTTCTCGTTCCAGTCATTACTATCCTTGAATATCTCTATAAATCGCATACGCTATCTTGCTTCTATCTCGTTTTGCTGTTAATACCTGACCTCTGTTTTTACCTTTCTTCTTATAGCTTACGTGTATCCAGGCCGGTTCCTCGTCTGTTCCAAATTCCCATATCAACTGGTCGAATACCAAGTGGTCCTTCACGTAATGGAAGAGCTCTGCATTCGTTACTCCACCATATACGTGTGCATCTATATCCAGGGCCTGGCCTTTGCAGTGTTGACTGGTCCGGCTGCTGCCTCCAATCTTGCTGTTTAGCTTTTCAGATCTGAATCCTGATGTCACTCCGATTGGTACATCGAAGTGTTCTCTGATTGGCTGAAATACTTTCTTTGCTATAGCCTTCAGGTTTTCTAACTGTTCTATGTTTGGCTCGTTTTCAATGCCAAACTTAATCGCTGTTGCGGATCTAGTTACCTCCTGGAGAGTGAGGTTCTTGCTTAAATTCATAGTCTAGTCTGTTAGATATATACTTCCTATTCCTTGAGCCCATAGCGATCCATCGCAGCACTTTCTAGAGTAGGTATTCGTCTCTTTACATAGACAACCTCTTCTACCTCCTTTCGGAGAAGTGCGTGAGGGTATGTAATTCTTATCGTTATAGTTCATCTTCTTCAGGTTCTGGTGGATTGCAATACTCACTATCAGGATGTAATACGCAGTAAGTCTTGGCGTACTCATCTCTTTGGCTACTGCTTCCGTAGTTATGAATACCCATAGGGGTAGGCCAAACGATAAACTCCTCCCAAGATTGTAAAGGCTCGGTAGACCAACTTACATCTACTGCGTATTTTGTAGATACTACGGCTTCTTTTATGGTGTTGCCTTCCTCATCATATTGAGGTGGTGTAATGGTTAGATAGCCTAACTTTACCACCGATTGCGTAAGGTTGCCTTCCTCGTTTCTTAAAAGGTCTATAGCAGCGTTAGCTTCTGCCTCATCTACGAACTCGTATTTTCTTGTTATATCCATCGGTTTAAGAGGTTAGCGTTGCAAGGTTTCCATTACTTATACGAGTATCAAACAAAAGCACTCGGTTAACTCTTTGGTCAGCCTTTATACTGCCATCATA